AAAACAATAGTTTTGATGTTGCTTCGGAAGCTGGTGATATTGCCTTTTATCAAGCTGCAATCTCATTCTTATCAGTAGAGACAGTTGGAGCTACAGCATCGATACTAAAAAATATAATTATTAAAGATAATTATAGTAAAAAAGAACATGCTATTTATCTTACAAGAGATAATATTGTAACTACGCCAGGTGTTAGAGCAAGTGTTATTATTGAAAATAATACAGTCGGAAAGATTGGTTATTTCTTTGGTACAAGTGGTGCTGATGCTGGTCCTGCTAATTATGGTTTAATTATTAAGAATAATTTTGTAAAATTAATTGGAACATTCCTTAAAGACGAACCATATACATATGCAAATCCAGCGGTTTCTATTGGACCTGTTTTAATTGAAGGAAATACTTTAACTTGGTTAAAATGTATTTTATCAGAAGCGTCATCAAATAAAACATCTTTAATTGTTAAAAACAATACATTTATAGGTGATGATGACTCTTATTTAGATTTTACTTTAGGCAGTTATTCAGGATCTCCTGATAGAAATTCTGCAATACAAATTATAAATCAAAATCTTGCTTCTCCAACATATAATAGAACAGTTGTATTAATAGATGGAAATATTGTAGATTTTGGTATTGTAAATTCAGTAACTTATGGGTATGATAGATGCTTGAGTTTGCAAGGAAAATGCAACGTAACAAACAATATATTTGCAGGTATTAATTCAGGTGAGCATATTGTTGAAATTAAAGTTGCTTTATATAGCGAAGATCATTATTATGTAATTGAAAATAATGATTTTATTAGAAGAGCAAATTCAATTTCTAGCTACATGCTTATTGATGAAACTGGCACATCTGGAAGAATAACAAATAATAGATTTGATAGCGATACAATTGATGGTTCATCGGATACGTTGATACTTAGAAATGTTTCAGGCGTATTAAGTGGCGATTGGTCATCTTTATATAAATGGTTTGTTTATGGAAATAAAAATCAAAAAGGTGCCATATATTTGAATATATCAAATTCAAACTTGTCATTTGGACCCGGAGATCCAACTGGAAATATTACTGGTGCGTGGACCCCATTTGCATCAAATGGAGCTGCCTTCACATACAATAGTTATGTTGAAGCTGATCCAACATCAACAATCTTAGTGTTTAATTATTCAGCAGCTGATACGAATTCCATGGGGGCAATTCTTGGGGCATCATTGAATTCGATTCTTCCAGAAGGATGTACGGTTACTAGTGCTGAACTTAGATATACATCTAGTGCTAATCTAGCTGCGGGCATATCATCGATACAGCTTACTTATCAGCAGCTTGGGTCGCTTGGATTATCGACATCCATCACGAATTGGGCAACGGGCGTAAATACCCTTACATTAACAATTCCAAGTGGTGGATTAATAAAAAGATTGCCATCATCTGCGGTGGCTTCTATTGGCACTGGAGCGCTTACATATTCCAGCGGCAATTCTGTTTTGTGTATAAAATTAGCAGCAGATGCTCCATCTAATACTACGTTAACATTTTATTTAAGAATCAACTTTAAATGGTAAAAATATATAAATAAAATGGGTACAGGATTTCTTACAAAATCTGATTTATATGCTCTGCATGATTATGTTCAAAACACAGGTCATGCTTATATTAAAGAATTTATTGTAGATTCTTTGAGGGAGTATTTTAGTCAAGATTCTTATTATCGATATGTAAGAGATGCTTGGGGATTTCCATTAACTCCATCTCAAGAAGGTTTGCCCTCTGATGCTGGAATTAATGATTCAACTACAACTAGATTATTTATTGGTGAATACACAAGACAACACGCTCAATTTTTTCCAGCCATTTTAGTTAAATCTTCTGGATATCGTTCTGTTCCAATTTCAATGTCTAGAAATAAATTTGTTGTACAATATGATTCTGTAAAATATTTTGATGGATATGGAAATGAAACAATGGTAACAACGCCTGTTGCTTTGCTTCAAAATGGTGCTTGGGAAGGTCAAATTAATTTAGATATTATGGCACGATCATTACGAGCCAGAAATGAATTAGCTGATCTTTGTATGATATTTTTCGTAGATTATCATTTTGAAGAATTTCAGAAAGCAGGTATTGTTATAAAATCTGCATCTTTATCAGCTGATGCGGATTCTGATGATAGAAATGATAAACTATATAAAACATCAATATCACTTGATGTAAGAAGCGAATGGGAGAGAAGTATTCCTATTCAAAGCACGGTAGATGTTATTAATTTATGTTTAGATATCGGTAATTTAAATGATACACCTACTATATTTTCACCAAACCTAACAATAGAAACAACAGTAGAATTAAATGATGCTTTATTAAATTTGTGAATAGTTTAATATAACGGTTAAATAAAGTAATATTCTAATATATGTTATAGAAAATTTTTCTTTACAAGGATTGTAGATGCCTAATTTTCCTGGTTCACAAAACGCTAGTCCTGGAGTTTATACAGACGTAGTTACTTTATCACGAGGAGCAAATGTTCCTGGTGGTGTACGTACAGCTGTATTAATGGGTGAAGGTTTAAAGACCGAAAGACTTGTTACCTCTGCTGTAGGTGGCGGCTCTGATGGATTTAATTCTTCTTATTCTGGAACAAATGGTGCTGATGGTCGTCACTTTTTGCTATCTAACGCACCTTTAGTTTCAAACCGATTAACTCTTTATAAAAACGGAATTCCATTAACTGGATTAGAACAAGCTTTTAGTCCTTCAAGTGGATCTTTTAGTTCTTTATATGATTACCGAGTTAACATTACCAATGGTCGTATTGAGCTTCAAACAGCTTCATTGGTTGATCAAGGCGGATCGTATTATACATCATCACAATTAAATCAAGGTGATGGTTCAGTTACAAGCCTTACTTTGGTAGATGAGAACGCTCCAACAGAAACCTGGACAGTACGCTGTACCTCTGTTCGTAGAGACAGCTTTGGAGCACCCATTGATGGATATGCTAAATTTATTGCACAAGGCTCTGTATCTGGAACTCTTAGAGACGGATATGGAAACAATATTGTTTGGACATCCGATGGCGTTGTAGTATCAAATGGAATTTTAAGTTTTGGAATTGCTGAAGGTTTAACTGCCTTTAGTGAAGGCGACAAATTTACAATTAAAGTAAAAAGCGGAGCCTTAGTCAGAGGCGACACCTTAACATCTACTTATATTGCAGAAGCAGATATTAATGATCCTCAATTCTTCACAGATCCAAATTCATTCTCTGCTAAACACGGATTGCCAAGCTTGGATAATTATTTGGCAATTGGTGCTCAGCTAGCTTTCGCAAATAATCCTCCTGGAATTTGGGCTTGTCAATGTGCTCCATCAATTCCTCGTCGTGTATCTTATACAGTTGAGGTATCTGCTTCTGGATCGGATACAATTGATGACCTTAAATTCTCATTACCATTAGGAATACTACCTGATGCAGATTCGAATATTAATTTCTTCGTTACCGATCCAACAACAGAAATAGAAACTCAAATTATTCCGAATAAAGTTGATTTCTACGATCCAGCATATACATCATCACCAGGCTCATTCTGCTTTGGTACACCAGTATACTCATACACTGTAATTCTTGAAGATGCTGTTGTTAAAGAAGGCGATGATGGTGAAATCGAATCTATTGGACCAACATCTGCTACATTAACAAGTTCAACTGTTGTATTTGATTCAAGTGACGTTGGAAAGACTGTTAAAATTTTAAGCCCAGATGTAAATGCTGGAGATTATACAGTTGTTTCTGTTGCCGCTGGAGTGGCAACAATTAGCGATGGATTAACATCGTTTACAAATAGCACTGGTGCAGAATTCCAAATTATTGATAACACTGCACAAACTGCTGCAATCTTGTTAACAAGCGATCTTGCATTGTCAGCTGGTAATTCATTAAGAGTAACCGTAGTAGATACTAAAGACGCAGATTTCTTTGACGCTGGATGGTCTGCTGCTTTTGATGCTCTTGAGAAAATTGATGTAAATATGGTTGTTCCACTTCCATCGCAAACAATTTCTGCAATTATGCAAAATGCAAGAAATCATTGCGAAACCATGTCTAACATTAAAAACAAAAAAGAAAGAATGTTATTCACAGGTGCAATATCAGGATTAACTCCAGATAATTTAACTGGTGTTGAAGATGCAGCTGTAGAAGATATTGGTGTTCTTGAAGGTATTCAAGGAGATGATGTTTCAGAAGTTTTGGCTGGAAACATTGAAGACTTAACAGATTATAGCGTATCCAATTCATATGGAAATACATACCGCGTAGTTTACTTCTATCCAGATGAAATTGTTGTACAAGTTGGCTCTGACAATCAAGCTCTTGGTGGATTCTTTATTGCAGCTGCAGCGGCTGGATATTTGAGCGGTGTACCTGCATTACAAGTACCACTAACAAGAAAAACCCTCTCAGGATTCACAATCCTTCGCAGCAAATTATTACGTCCAATTGTTCTTGAAAACTTATTAGCCGCTGGCGTATCAGTTGTTCAGCCTGTTGCTGGTGGTGGCAAAGTTATTTGGGGACGTACTACAACGCAATCTGGATTCCCAGAAGAAGAAGAAATTTCAATTATCTTCTGCAGAGATCGCGTAGCTCAGGCGTTACGTGCTGGACTTGAGGCTTTCATTGGAGTTGCTGAAGAGGCATCACTACAAAGCTCTTTAACAACTCGTGTCATGTCAATACTAAAAGGTATGCAGAATCAAAAGATAATTACTGCATTTAAAGATGTAAGAGTTGCACAAAATGAAACTGATCCACGTCAATGGGACGTTACATGCCGTGTCAGACCATCATATCCTGTAAATTGGATTTATGTTCGTATTGAAGTTGGCGATGTCTGATAATTAAACCGTATATAAATTGGAGCTAAACAATGGCTGATACTCGTTGGACTAATACTAATGTTTATGACCCAGAAGGTAATAATGCGACAAAAACGCATTTATCTACCAATATTATCATTAAAGTAGACGGCAAACCTGTTGGCGCAGTAAAAACATTAAGCGTTACAGAATCAAGAAGCATTCAAAGAATTGGTGAAATTGGAACTGATGGATTTATTGATTCAGCTCCTAACCGTTCTACAGAAGTAGGCGTTCGCTGTTCCAGAGTGAGATTTGCTCGTCAAAGAATTGCAGAAGCTTTTGGACGAGGATTTGTTCACCCAGGCGCTCAAAGAATTCCATTTGATATTGAAATTCTTGATGTCTTTAATGATAAAGATCCAGCCAATGCAGTTACAACTGTAATTGAAAATTGTTGGATTAGCAATATGGCTTACAATTATAGCTCTGAAGACTTTGTTATCTCAGAAGATATGGATTTGGTTGCAGAGCGTATTTACAGCCATATTGGCGGCAAAAATGTTGTTAGTGCAACTTCCAATGGTACTGGCGGTCCAATTATTATTAATCAGTTTGAGGCTGAAGCAGACCGTGGCGCATATATTGGTACGCTTAATGCTGCTGGATTATTGAATGCTTTCTTAGATGATCCAAGAGTTTAATTTTTTAACAAATTAATCAAAATAGCCTTGAGATTTGATCTTAAGGCTATTTTTTTAGTTATAGATGATAATTAAGGAGAAAGTTTATGGTAGATATTAATAGTCCATTAGGAAGAAGAGTATTAGCAACACAAGCCGCACAAGCTGGTAAAAGACAAGTATTCACTGTGCCCGATGAATCAGGCGCAGAAGCTGGGCATGTTGAAGATCAGATGATGGGTCAAATGCCAGAAGAAGAGATGGTAAATCCAATTTATAGACAACGACAAGCGCAACAGGCACAAGCAAACTCAAAGTCTCAAGATATTTCTAGAGAATCTTTAGAAAAGATGCGACAGGAATCTAGACAAGCCAAATTTGAAGTGGCTCCAAAAGCTAAAAATAGAATTGATTTTTTATTAGGTTTAAAAAAGAAAACAATTGAAGTTGAGGTTGAGGGCGTTAAATTTGTTTTAAAAACTTTAAAACATACTGAGTATCAAGATGTTTTTTCATCATTGTCAAAAATGACAGATGTAAATAATCTTGTAATTTCTTTAGAAATGCAAATTCAAACCTTGGCAAGGTCCATTACTCACATTGACGGAATTCCGACAATGGTTGTTTTAAATGTTGACTCAATTGAAGGAGTAATTGAGCATTTGCGTGAATTTGAAAACGATGTTATTGAACAATTAAATGATGAATTTAAAAAATTAAAATCATCTGTTGATGTAGCTAAAGAAGAAGAAAGAGAGGTGACTGAAAATTTAAAAAAGTAGTCCGATATTCGGACCATAAATTTTATTTTTATTTATTTGAGAAGCTTGGAGAGCAGGCTTTGCCTGGCGGGTCATTTTATGATTCCGTTGATCCATGGGTTTATTCATGGCTTTATTATTCATTTATGCAAGCCGAAGAAGATAAATATAAGTTTGCTAGATCGATGGCAATATTTCAGGGAAGCTTTGCAAATCCAGAGATGGCAAGAAATATTAATAAATCAGATAATCCAACTGCAGAGATGGACGATGAACAATTTGAGGCTGTTTCTGAGTATATTTTGGCAGAAGATAAGAAGGAAGAAAATAAATTAAGAAAACGGCAGCGCAAGCTATTATTAAAACAAAAATAATTTAAAAGAATATCATGGCAGATACATTAGAATCTCTTAAACAACAACTAGAAGATTTAAAAAAAGCAATTGGTTCTGGTACAGTAGCTGCCGAAGATTTTGATAAAAAATTCAAAGATATATCTGATAAAGTTTCAAAATTAGGAACAAGTCAGGCAATTAAAGATTTTAGCAAAAATATTGAAACAGCAAAGAACAACGCAGCAGCATTACTTTCTTCTTTAAAAGACTTAAGTGTTACAGATGTTACTAAAAGATTAACAGATGGGTTTGATGTATTTAAAGAGTCAATAGAGAAAGCAGGACATAAAGCTGAAGATTTAACATTGCAAATTGGAAAAATTGCATTAGCTACTGTGGCTTTAAATGCTTTGCCAGCGCCAAAATTATTTGACAGTTTTAAATCTGGAAAAGAAACAGTTGCTGAAATAACGGAATCATTTGATAATTTTACAAAATTATTAGGTGTAGAAAATAATGAATTAGTTCAAAGAATTAGGCAGTTTACAGAAGCATCTGATCGTGTAAACAAATTTGAAGATAATTTATATTCAGCAGCAGCTGCATCCGGTCAATTAAATCAATATTTAAAAGAAGTTAATTTTGAATCAGATTTAGAAACAAGAATGGAAGCTGCTAATGCAAAAATGATGGAGATGTCAAAAATTACTTATGACGTTGCTCAGGCTAACGGCTTGAATATGTCAACTGTATCTCAATATGCTGCCATCTTAAGTAAACTTCCGGGCGCTTTTGATGCCGTTTCTGATTCTGCTGGTAAAAATGCATTAATAACTACTGATAATGGAAAATCTTATCAAAAATTAGATGCTGCTATAAAAGTTGCTAGAGCTTCTGGTCAAGATGTAACAAGCGTATTAAATTATATGATTGATAGCCAAAGAAATTTAAATACATCTGCAGAAGAATCGATTAGTAATTTTTCAAAAATGTCTACAGCTGCACAGAATTTACACTTACCATTTGATATTATGAATAAATATGTTCAATCTACCGCAGATGGATTTATGTACTTTAAGGATAATACAAATTCTTTAATTGACGTTATGAGTAGGCTAGGACCTGCATTTAGAGCAGCCAATTTATCACCGGAAGCAATTCAAAAATTAACTGCTGGAATGGTAAATAATATCAATCAAATGTCTCTTGCACAAAGAGCATTCTTATCCATGCAGACAGGGGGTCCTAGTGGATTGCGTGGCGGGTATGAAATTGAATTATTAAAAACGCAAGGTAAGTTTGCTGAAATTGAAAAGAAGGTAGAAGAGTCTTTGCGTAAACAATTTGGTGGAAGAGTCGTTACATTGCAAGAAGCAGCTAGAGACGAAGGCGCTGCAAGACAATTAGCTAAACAAGTTCAGTTAGTTACAACCGGACCTACAAAAGTTGTTGGTACAGAGGCTGAGGCTTATAAGCTTTTTGAAGCTATGCGTTCAGGAATATCTGGTGACGTAGTAAGCAGTTCAGATGCTCTAAGACAAAATCTTGAAATTGGAGACAAGAGAGCAGAACAAAGTTCTAATAAGTTAACTGATATTGCTAATAAGTTAGAAGTTATTTCTATGAATACAAGTATTATGGCAAGGTCTTCTTATAAAGACGTAGAAGGTCTTATGGTTTCTTTATTATCAAGTAAGCAAGCTAAGGAAGGATTTGGAGCTATTGGAAAATTTGCACCAAATATAGCTGAAGAAATTGGAAATTTACTTAGCTCAGGAACTAGGGCAGAGTCTTCGGAACGAGCTACAAGAAGATCATTTTTTAATTTTGGAACGGGCGCTATAGTGCCTCAAAAATCTCCCGAAGCGCTTCTTAAAGAAACTATAGACAGAATTAACTTTAAAATGCCGCCCGATGATACTCTTTCTGTTCCGGAAGACAATAAAATTATACTACCATTAACAACTAATATGCCTAAAACAAATCAATCACGAGCAATTATGCCGTCTCAAGAAAAAACATACAATGTAAATATTACAATTAAAGATCCAAACCAAGATAAAATGGCAACAGTTGCATTAAAAATTGTTAAAGATCAGTTAGAAATTCGTCAAATTAATGATAATCAACAGATTACTACGGGCGCCGCAAGAACAATTGCATAATATTAATTTTTTAATATAATAATATGACTAAATTCGATGATGCTCTTAAAAGTTTTAATAATGCTCAGAATCAAGTAAGCAATTCATTTGATACGGCTATCAATGCCTTAGATCAAGCCCAAGAGTTTGTTGATGGAAGCAAAGCACCTTCAACTTTAGGTTATGGTACTAGGCAGTCTAAATTACCAAATAACAGACAAGCATTTTCTACCAGGAATGTAATACATTGGATTGTGCCAGAGGGTCCAATTATTCAAATGTATATTAATCCACAAAACTTATCTGTTAATAATAGAAAAGATGTTTTTCCAACCAGAACAAAGGGTGGATATGTAGTTCAATATTTTGGATCACAATTAACAACACTAAGAATTAGTGGAAATACTGGAACATCTGGAATTGAAGGCATTAACGTATTGCATGATTTGTATCGATATGAGCAATTAGCTTTCGACCCATATGCTCTTTATATGGCTGCTGAAAATTATAATAAAACTTATGCTGGAAATATATTTGGAGAAGACTCAGCTTTTTCTGCAGGCGAACAATTTGTCACATCATTAATTGGTCAATCTACTTCTATGATGTCAAATGCTCAACCACCTTCATTGGCTGATATAGCATTTAGAATAGAAATGTATTATGCTGGAGAAGTTTTTAGAGGATTCTTTACGGATTTTAACGTCACAGAAGATTCTAATAATTTAGGTATATTTACTTATGATCTTAATTTTACAGTAACTCAACGACGTGGATTTAGACAGAACTTCTTTGCTTGGCATCGTTCAGCTAATGATGGTCCAAGTCATACAGATTCTGAAAATGGCGTTCCATACAGTTATAGTTCTTTGTTAGAATATCCAAGGTAAGATGTCAAAATTTGAAGACTTAGGTAAGTCCATATTAGGTACAATTAATCAGCAAATAGGGCTGTCGGAGAATATTCCGACAAATCCTCAGGACCCTTATTCCTATGCTGGCATAGGTGATTTTGCATCTAAAATTGCACAGTCAGAGCAAAGAACATATTTGCAGTCTGGTTATACAAGAGCGTTGCGACCTCAAGCTATGGAGGTATTATTACAGGAGCCTGACTTAACAATTGTTGTTAAGAAAAGACAATTTTCTTCATTAATTGAAAATTATCAAGTTAATAAATTAAGCTATGAAGAAAAATTATATTTAAAAGCTGTAAAAAGATTATTTTATAATAAATGCAGAGCGATAGCTTCTTATGAACGACTAACTAAAATTGAAAGAATAGTAACTCAATCTGGCGGAGTTTTTAACGATTACGTCATGCCGATGATGTTTTCTTCTGTAGAAGTTTTAAATACATTAAAGCCAGGTCTTATTAGTGGAAATACTTTAGCCGTATTAGATACTTTAAAGAAAGTTAAAAACTTCTCAGATCCAGAGCGATATACAACATGGTTAAATTCCTCTGAAATACCTTATTTAACAGACGTTGGAGAGGGGACCGGTTCATTTGAATTAACATTGGCAACCAATGTTTCTACCAGCGTCTCTACAGAGTTAGGGCGAGGAAATGCATCTATTACTTTAGAGAATCCATATGAATTAATGATTATTAATGAAAAAGATATTGAGCAGGCAATATCAGATGTTGTAGGATTTACAAATTTTAGATTTTTTTCTATTGCAGAAAATCAATTAAATGATACCATAAATCTTCTTAAACAAGAATTAGCATCTATTCGTAGAGAGAGAAACGCTTCTCCTATTAATTTTATGCTCTCTCCTGATTCTTTAAATTATAAAAAAGTTAGAGCATTTATTGATGAAGAAGGAAGAGAAATTATTTTCTCTTATGACGCCGGTATATTTGGTACTTTTGGATTTGATGCGGCTGGCGATCCCAATGAATTTAATGTTGTTTTAGATAGCACTTCTTATGAGGGATTTAATGGATTGCAATCTGAAAAAGAAAAGACTTTATTCAGAGTAATTGTAGCAAATTTATATTCTTTATTTGCTTTGCAAAAATCAAGAAAAAATGACATTGTTAATTTTAATGAACAAAATAATTATATTCGCAAAAAGATGCGAATGGAGTTTGAAGAAAAAGCAATTATTCAAAATCAAGATATTGTTCATATATTTGTCGGATCAAAAACTGTAACCGATCCAAAAGTCTCGGAAGGTTTTAATTTTTCTTATTCTAAAGATAATTTATTAAATAATATTGATAAAGGCGTTAATGAGCTAGCTCAATCTGTAAATGATGCCGCTAGCGTATTTTCTGGCGGCAAAGCTGGTTCTAATTTTATTGAATTAGAAAAAAATGCTATAGCTGGTCCTAGTTTTCCAACATGGCTTTGGTATATCATGAGAAATGATTTTACAAGGCAAGCTGCTGGAGTGCATATTTTTGCAGGTATTGTTAACAATGTATCTCAAAGTTATAGTGGCGGTAAACACAACATTAATGTTAATTGTGGTGATTTTGCAGATTATTTGCAAAAAGGTCAAATTAATGTTAAGCCATCTTTAGATGTGGTTGACTCTTCATTATATGACCCTCTTACTCCATTTAAAATTGATTATGATCCAGCAACCGGGCTATTGTCTGGAGCAAATCCTCAATTGTTAGATGAAAATATTACATTATTAAATACGGAATCTGTAAGACTAAAAGCAGGAAGAAATCGTGGTAATTTAGCAACATTAGAAACTTACAATGTAAAAGATGCTGAAATTTTAGAGCCTACGTCACCAACCGCCCAATTAAGAAATCAATTTTTTGATCCAGATGGTTTTATTTACAGATGGAAGCAAGGGATAGGCACATTGGTTTTATCTGGTGCGCCAAATGATTTTGGTACAGGGTCTTTAAGAAAAGAAACATCTTCAGTTATTACCAATAACATCTTTTCAGGTCAAGATGTTATGAATACGCTTTCTTTATTAGTTACAGGTCAGCCTTATAATTTTTCTACTTTTTTAAAAGCCGCATCAAAAGCTGGATTCATTACATCAGAAAAATATTTAGGATTTAATTCTAGTGATAATTTTTTAAAAGGCTTAATTAAAGATTTAAATAAAACAAATGCAATTTGGGGAAACTTTATTCCTTTTAAAAAATTATCATTGTCAAACGTTGCATATCAAGCGTTGCTTCAAGGTGAGCTTGATGCAACAACTAACAATGTAAAATTAAATGATTTATTAAGACAGAGAGCGGAAAAGTATGATAAGTTATTAGCATTAGCTCCAACTTCAAAATCTGCTACTGGCGAGAATAATTCAGTTAATTCAAGCAGTGGGATAGTTGT